CCAGTCCAAGCGTTTGTGCTTCTGTAGCTTAAAGCTACTACGCCATTTTTAAATACTCCTATAGCCCCAGGTGCGGTTGGTTCTTTTGTGCCCGCAGCACCATAATTTGAATTACCAGTTCTTGGTATCTTAAAAGTTTTTATTGTTCTATCCGCCTGACTGTAGTTACTGCGAACATGTTCTGGCAGAGATGTGGTATTTAGATATATGTTTCCAGTTGTTCCGCTGGAGTAATACAGCAAATCTATCAGCGAAGCTGTTGGTGACATTGGCTGGGTTTTAAATTCACCAGACTTTATTACAATAATGTCGTTTACATTAGTTACTATATTTGTAGGCGCTAAATGTACATCGTAGTTATAGGCGGGGAACCAAGTGCTTTTTATGTTAGGTAATGGATATTTGTTACCATTGTCGTGCGTGAAAGTAAAAACAAAAGGACCGTCGCTTTTAGCATCAACTAGTCTTTTTGTGGTTTTGTTTAGCCTATCGTATTTTAAAGAGTCTTTAGAGTCATAATACTCCATTGGCTTTTGATAAAAAGTAAAATCACCCTCAATAACTTCAGTGGCTAAACCAGTTTTTTGATAGCTTATGTTTGGTGAAACAGAATATTTTGTGAGGGTCGAAGCGTCAAGTTTATGCTTGTAAGACAAGTTTGCGTTGTTGTCTAAGTAAAGCTCAATGTTGTCGTTTTTGTCAACAAAGCCATTGGCTACAACTTTACCATCAGTGGTGAGATAAATTGGCTGAACTTGATCTTCTCTTAGGCCAATACTTCTAGTAAGACTATAAAAAGCTTTGGAGTTATCCTTATAGCTATCTGTATGTCTTAAGTATGGATTGCGTTTTTTTCCCATTTTTCGAAGCCTTTTGCCTAGTATTACCAAGTTTTATTACACAGAAATATAAAAAAATCCCCCACCCTTTCGGGTGAGGGAAATTTTGTGAGTGGGTTAACTTAGATAACCAAGCCAACAACCGCTCTGGCGTCAACACAGACTCTGCCTTCTTCGAGGAAGCCATAGAAGCCTTGTTTCTCTTGACGTGCCACGAACTGATCGTCAGGCAACACGCTAAACGTGCCACCGCTCTCAGATTGGCGAGCCACAGGACGCACGAAGGCGTCTCTGCTCAAGTCAACACCAACGAGGACTTCGTCGTCAGCATCCACGAACGTGCCAGTGTTACCACCGCCAACGATTGTGGCGCTAGCCGAATCGATAAGAGCCTTGAACAAGGTGTTGTACTTCTTAGCAGCGCCGAGCTCAAGAAGCTCGTGCATGGTCACACCGTAGATTTCGCCCATGCCGCCAGAGTTCCAAATTTGGTCTCTTACGTTATCGGTCAAGGGGATATCGGTGTTACTACCAGTGCTGTTAACAGGGTTGTAAGCAAACGCTCTAACCTGCTGCATGATCTCAGGAGAAACGAACATGTCGGTAATACCTTTAGCAGCGTTGTTGGCAGGAGTGCCATCAGCGTAGGAGGTATTGAGTCTCTTGATACGAGTCATCAGTCTGTTGATGTCGTGAGGAACGATAACGCTCTCAGTCGAACCACCAATACAGTGACTTAGGCTGTTTGTGCTGGCTTCAGCGAGAGCCTTAAGCACCACTGCCCAAGCATTACGCTCTTGCTTGATGAGAACCTCATTAGACATTCTCTCAAGAGCCTTGCTCACTACGTCCAAACGACCCCTGCGGGTGTAACGCTTGAGGAAGCTCACGGCGCTGTCAAGACGATAAGTGGTGATTTTGAGCTCGTTCATGCCAGAGACCTCGGAGGTGGGAAGACCACCAGCCACGGCCTGAGACCAAACAGTGATATAATTTTGCTCCTCATCGTAGTAGAGGTCTAACGGAAGACTGGGGCTATCATCTTCATCATACTCCATATCGGAGTAGATCAAGGAAGCGGAACCAGCCTGCATTAGAACTTCACGAACGACAGGACCAACGAAAGCTGCGAAAGCCTGAGTTGCCTCATTAGCTACAGCAGCATCTCTGGAGCCCATCGCTTTGATGAGCTCTACTTGTTCTGGAGTATTTTTAAGCTTTAATTTCATAATATTAAATCTCCCAATTTTTAGCTGTGCAAGCAGTCAATTTTCACAAGAGCAGCGTTATAGCTAGTGGAAGGCTTAGTCACGGCGGCTTTACCACCGAGTGCCACACCAACAGCCACAGCGCTACTACCAGTGGAATCAGAAAGAATTCCGTTGGCTGCACCGTAAAGAACGGTTCCTGCGTTCACAGTTGATCCTGTCCAAGCTGTTTCATTGGAGTTGTAAATAAATACGCCTCGCGTTGCAACAGGGATTGCTTGACCTGGAATTACGACTCCCATCTCAGCAGCTTTACGAGGGTTGTACAAAAGCTTCTCACCGTTTTCATCGGTGCTAGCCATTGCCATCGTATTGACGCCAAGGGGACGATCCGCCAACCCAGCAAGATCGAGCTTGCCTTTGAGCGTGTATTGAGTAGAAACGACATTAGAGTATGTTGCACCAGTATCGGAACCGAGATCGACGTAATCGTCGCTCCCTAGTCCAGACCATTGATTGCTCGAATCGAGCTTCAAGAGTCTACCAGCATCAACAGAAGTACCATCATAGGTAAACAAGTTAATAACGTCGTTTTCGTTATATTGTCTGAATGGATGTAACTTAGTTGCCATAGTATTATAATCCTATATTATTTATTCAAATCGAAATTATCGATACTGAAAGCGTTTTTGTATTTTTCGAAGACGGTTGCTTCTTGAGCGTCTGTGGTGGCAGCAACTGCGCTGTCTTCCACTTCAGCATTGTCGATAGCATCGTCAACTACTTCTTCGGAAGTTTCTTCTTCGGACTCAGAAGCAACAATCTCTTCGGAAGCTTCGGCTTCGGCAGCTTTCGCGTCCTCTTCCTTTTTCTTCTCGTCGAGCATTTTCTTGTTCTTGTCTTTTAGGAGAACCTTCATTTTTTCACCGTAACCAGCGAAAGTCTCGTCATCCATGTCAGCGACATCTTTGGCGATCACTTCACGATCTTCATCGGTGAGTTTAAATTCCTCATCAAAAGAAGCCATGCGCTCGTTGAATTTATCTTGAGCGATACGGGCTTCTTCCTTTTCTCTAAGCTCAGTAAGGCCAGCCAAAACGTCCTCAAGTTCTTTCTTAAGAGCTTCGCGCTCTTCTTCAATACCCTTAAGTTTGCTTTCAGAGGCTTCCAAAGCTTCTTCTTTTTCTTTTTTCTGAGCGGCGAAATCTTCCGAAGCCTTCTGAAGCTCATCATGAATGAAATCATGAACGGCAGATGCTTCTAGCGTTTTCAACGACTCATCATTGATATCTTTGATGCTTTCAATTTTCATAACCAATTGATTGTTGTTATTTACATTGTTATCACTAGATTGAGAAGTTTTTTCTAATTTTTCGCTAGATTTCACTTCTTCTTGTTCTTCTTCTTTCTGCTCCTTCTGTATTGCTACGCCTTGAACATCCGCCGCTGGGGTTTCTGTAAGACCAATACCGAGAGGAACAACCTGTTCTGTGACCCTGCGATAAACGCTTCGTCCATCTTCTAGTTTTCCAGTTCCTCCCAAAGATTTGAGATTCGCCTTCAACTGTCCAACTTCCTCTATTTCAGTCACAAATTCTGCGTTTTCGATGTTTTTCTCTTCACCTTCAATAACGACTAAATCAAAATCAGAAAAGCCTAACTCCCAGCTAGCAGAGATTTTTTGATAAGTATCTCCAGTGGGATCAGCAGAATCTTCGATCATTTTAGCTAAATTTGAGTTTACAACCTTCCAAACAATACCGCCTAAAGTAATATTGAATGGGCCTTTATGGTCTTTTAGCTCTTCTGCTTTTATTTGCCTGTCTGTCCCAAACTCACTGAAACCAGCGGTTAGGATTGCGCCAACAACTCGATCTCTATTATGTTCGATGTTAATTGGCTTGTTAATAAAGTTTTCGTAAATTTCTAAAGCGGTAGGAGTATCAATGACATCACCATTCTTATTTACTCTATTTGCAACGCAAGCGTTGAAAGCAATAGGCAATAGATCGATGTTTTTCTCTGTGTCTACATCTGGGATAAAATCTCCTACATCAAGAAGGCTGGCCATAGCCAGATACTTATCTTTATCCTCAGAAACCAAGGGTTTAACGGTGGAGCTAAAAATTGTTGTGTATTTTAGTTCTTCCATATTTAGCCTTTATGATAAAAAACTGATATTGATGCGTGACCTGGCGTGAAGCTCTTGCAAACGATTGGGGCTCCCCCCAGATCGATACTAGCGCCCGCTGCCAAGGTGATTCCGTTAAGCGCCGAATCATCGGCAAAAGCTACTGTAGAAGCGGATGAGTGACCGTTATGTATGGCAGTCACGCGCAAAAAACTCCCACTGTCAGCGGAAACTTTTGCTGTCGCTCCACAAGCGATATTATTTACGTTTAAATGATCATTGTTCATAAGCTGAAAACTCCCTTAGATTTACACAAAAAACTAGTCAATTTCCCATTGAATTGGTTGGAAGTTAATATACAACTCATCAATCGACTTAAAAGAGTAATTCAAATCATTCTCTTGCACGGTTGCTTTTGCTGCATCGATATCTTTTTCGCTGGGTAGCCAATTGGCGGAAACTTCGATTAAATTAGGTTTTTTATAAGTATTGACGACATTTACGGTTCCAGCGTGCTCGCCAGAAGCAATTCTTAAATAAAGATTTACCTTAGCAAACGCCCACTGTGTGTTGGTTGCGTTTTCATTCTTAGTATACTCAATGAGGCTTTCGCAGAATACTTTTTTTAATTGATGAAGTGTTACTTTTTTAGATTGAGAAGAATTGTGAGCTTCAATTTTTTCTACAAGAGCATTGATTATGCCTACAGAAAATTTAACCGCATCGTCTTGCTTTTGGGCTTCTTGCTTCTTAAGTTCGATTACGAAATCGTGCCCTCTACTCTTAGAGGCGTTCTGTCCCGAAAATTCGTATTCAAGGTTATCCATAAGGCTTATTAATAAACTACACGTTAGATGGGCATTTTACTAAAAAAATATAAATAATTATGCATTTTTATGATTCGCTGCGCCCGTTGGCTTTGTTCAGTTCTTGCTGCATTTGCTGTAATCTGCCAACTAAGTTTTGAATAATTTCATTGGCTTCTTCGATAGTTGCGCCCATTTGCATGATTTGGCCACGCTGTTCGATCATTTTAATCATGATATCATTGGTGTCTCTGTCGAGAGTTCTAACCTCTTGAGTTAGCTCTTCGTTTAGTTGATGCACTTCAGATGTTTTAATCTGATTGCTCAGAAGTATAGTAAGAACAGTCGCGGTGAAGAATAGTGTTAGGGTTTGAGCTAGCGAAAGAATATTTTGTTTTGCCCATGAAATTAGGTTTTTCATATATATTGTTACACAAAAAAAGAGCGCCAAAAAGCGCCCTTTCTTAATTATGAGTATTTATGACTAATTATCTACCTGTAGTTTTTCTGCTAGTTTTTGCACTGACCTATCGACTAAAGCGTGCTCTTCGTATGTAAGCTTGCTTTGTCTTGCTAAATTCACTAATAGATTGAAAGACTGTTGCAGGTCTAGCTCTTTGGGCGGCTGTTGATTTTCTTCTTGTTCTTCACTCATGCTCTATACAATATAGGCTTTACTTTATAAATGTCTAACTTAAAATAAAAACAAATCATTATCAACTGCTATATTGTTTAAGTTATTGTCAACACCGTGGTCTAATATAAATAGCCCTTGACCTTCGGCAGATATCGTGCTTCTCGTTAAGTCGTAGTCATTTGATAATGTAAAAGTCGTTGACAAGGTTTTGTTCGACCCAATGTCAGAGTTGTAAGCTGCACCTTCAAACTTTGAACCGAAGATGTTAAACTTCATACCTTGATTGCCAGAGCCGTCCATAAACGTCAAGGTCATGTCATACTTTTCATCTCTTCTTAAGTTATTTAAGAAGTTACCAGAAGCCTGGTAGTTCGACCCGCTTTCAATCATGTCTATTGTTACTGTGGTCTTGAGCGGCAAGCGAAGACTTCTGTCTACATGATATTTGTGCCCGATGCAAGATAAGTTTTCCCTATCCATTGGAACACTCATTTTAACAGACTGAAAGATATCTCTGTAAAATTGAATAGGCTCGTTTTCGGCGTCTTTATAAACCTTAAACGAATCAACGTAAAAAATTAAGCTGGATGCGCTAGGAAAATAAATATTGAAAACTTTGTTGCTACTAGAGGGGGCGGAAGTCAATTTTTTTCTAATTTGTATTTTAGTCCAAGCATTTGTTACAAACTGACTCAAATTAAAAGTATCTGGAATTCCATCTTGACTTATTTGTAGTAGCTCTCCTTCTGCTTTGGTAGTGTTAGCTTTAACAAAAAATTCGTAAGTATAATATTCCCCAACTACCATTTGCTGTATTGGGACAGGTATATAAGCACCGCCATAATTACCGTTTGCGTGAATTGAAGAAGCTTGATTAACCTGCAAAGACTGCAAGCCTTGATATTTCTCAGAAGAAGTTAAAGACACGGTAGCTCCATGAAACTCTGTAAAATCGGTAGAACTTTCCATGTCGTTTTGAACTAAAATATCCTCATCTGCTGCTCGCTTTGACACAGCGATTGTTACATCGCTAGGTCTAAAGGTGTGGTTTACGTCAAAGCTGGAGTTGCTTCTTCCGTAGTTTTTAGGAATGATAATTTCTTTCTCTCCGTGTTCTACTTCTGCGTCTTGGCTACTGATTAGTGGTGTCTTAATTCCTGTTCCAGAGCCCAGAAATATCACATTGTCAGCGACAAAGCCTACGTCTACCCTTGGGTAGTTACCAACCGTGATGTCTAAACTGTAACTGTTTACGTAAGCGTTTTGAAAAATCAAAAGGCCGAGATCGTCAACCCCTGAAGAAGTAATCTCTAATGCTCTACCCGACTTGATTAGGCCAGTGATTTCTGAAGAATTAAAAGCTGGAGTAGTTCTAACGTCTTCTCCAGATTTGTTTACAGCTAAGTAAATGTTTTGTTTTTTGTTTCCGCTAACGAAGCTATGGGTAAACTCTTTATCAACCAAACTAGAAGCCCCGCTTGATAATACGTTAAAACCTATTTTCTTTTCGTTTGTTAATCCTTCTAAGAAATAAGACACCGTGCCGTTTACATCGGGTGGGCTAGAAAGAGTGTGTGAATCAAAAGAAGACCTACCAATTAAACCAACGTCTTCTCTGTTGGTAACTATATCGTAGTTGAAGCTTTGAACTCTATGAATTCTTTTGAGAACCTCGAACGTACCAGTGTTTCCGTCTGATAAAGTACCAGTAACTAGCGGAATATTATTTACTCCACTTGGCAACCCGAAGAATACATCTTGGGCATTGTATATGATTCTGTTTGGCATTTACCACGACCTTACGCCTTGCTTGCGAGAAGAATGCTTGCCAAGTAGTCGTCTACTTGATGCTCAAAAGCAACTTCTCTAACTTCGGCTATTCTGTCGGGGTTGGTGTCAACAGGTTTTTGCACATACTGAGAAACTTTTTTGTCCCAATTTTCTGGGGTTTCGTTTGCAACGATAATACAAGCAATCTCTTCCGCAACTTGCTTTTGCTGTTTGTTTAGTCGTTTGATCTTGTGCTTCTTCCTCAGACTTGCTTCCACAGTTTTGAATAGCTTAGAAGCTTTTGTTAAATTGTCTGTCACCATAGTCAGGCTGTAATTTACGGCGTTAGACTGTTCGCCTTGACCAGCGGGGTTTTGTTCTGGTGTTGGTGCTGGCGCACCTTCGGGTCTACCAGGTTCCTTTTTAATTTCGGATTGGTTTTTACCACCAATAAGAGGCTCGTAGAGACCTTGATCTCTAAGCTCTTTAAATTCTTCTTGAGATTTAAGAGACATTTCTTTATCTGGCAACCTACCAGTATCAATAGCCTCAAGACCTTCTTCTGCGGTTAAGATGCCCAACTCAATTAACCTGTTGTAGATACGAAGCATGTTGGTGTCGTCTCTCAGGGTAATTCTATCAAAGTATGGCGTGGGGTAGCTCTTGAATCCCATAGCTTTGGAAATACGTTTGATTTCTGGAATCAAGAAGTCTTCCATGAAAGTTGATCTGGCTTGCTCAAGCCTAGCGATAAACAAATCAATTTTTGCGTTTTGATTTGCAAAGGTGCTCTCACCAACCAAAATATTATTAAGGCCAAGCTGAATGTCCCTGTCTACAACTTCATATTTTTTACCATCAAGAAGCGATCCGATGTTAGGAATAACAAATTCCGCCTTAGTGGTATAATCAGCAATAAGAACGCGCCCAACCGATTGGTTTTGAAACAGCGTCTGCATTGCTTCCAAGTTCTTTTGGTTTACTCCGCCTTTTTCTGGGTCAGTACCCATAGTTACTAATAGGATAGCTTGCTGCATGGTGCGAGCGATAGCCATGTCCATTTTCTTTAGTTCGGCTTTGTAATTTATATCTTCTAACACTGGGAAACCCAAAGGCACAGCGAACGGTTCATAATCTTGTTTCTTATAAAAAACAGGCTTTACTTTGTTTGGGTCAAGCTTCATCAATACGATTTTTGATCGCTTATTGGTTTGAAGCATCTTCCTAGAGTCTGGGTCTAGAGAATCCAGAATCTCACGGTCCTCATCTGTTTGCGGGTTTTGCAGTCTGGACAACTCATAGTCTGAGAAGACTTTATAATAGTTACCATTCCAAAACGCAGCAGAGCCAGTCAACTGAATGTCGGCTGGGTTTAAAATCATATAACGAGCAGGAAGCTTTTCTTCAGCAGCAAAACTAGCACCATACATTTGAGTGATTTTGCTCATATCTTCTGGCTGCACTTTACCGTCAAATCGGTAAACAAAAACATTACCAGACCTGAAATACTCTCTGAAGAATCTATCTTGAAAACCGAGAATATTTAGCTTTCTAAAAAACGCAGAGAAAAAGTCTCTAGATTTCTTTGTGCTACCCTTAAAGTAAAGATTACTAATAGAGAACTCAGTCATGAGATCAATAACATTTCTGAAGGCAGCAAAATTGTAATACGCCTTCTGACAGAGGATAACCGCGTCTCTTACGTCGATGTTCGAGCGATTACTTGCGCCCGTGCCTGGGGTAAATTTGTAAGGGATAAGTCCGTCAGAGATATTTTTATATCTATCAGTCCTTGTGATTGTGCCAGACAGATTTCTTCGGCTTGGCGTGGTAGTCGTAGAGCTTGAAGACGCAAAAGCCTCGGAAGCTTCCGAAACCATTAATGGCTTAACCTCCTCTTCTGTCTTTGCCTTCCTAACTGTTTTCCTTTTGCCTGTCATTGCTGTTTTGAGTTACACAATTATTGTATCATTAATGGGCTAAAAGTCGAATTTACATTGATTTCTCCCAAGTCCATCATATCAAAGTAGCATTTCACCGCCCAGTTGCCAAGCATTAAAGTGGTATAGTTATCTTTTCTGGCTCGGTTAGCTGAAGTGTTTCTTTTTAGATGCTGTGGCAGATCAAACGACTGAGTGCCTCTAGCTGTTGAAGTCACTTCTAAAAGAGCGCATTGCTTTTTTGTCTGATATATTAGATTATCTTGGTTTTCGATCAAATCGAGAATACCCTCACCTTTTGGGTAAATTACAGAAAGCCGCTTATTTGACTCCCTCATGAAAGCGTCTGGGTTCGGGGCGATTCTAGAACCGAACCAAACTTTCTTATGGTCAATACAAGCCTGTAGGTATTCGTTAGCGTTTCTAATAAAATTGGTGGTAAACACCTGTTTAAAGCATATATGGCCCAAATCATTATTATATTGCCTTTTGGCCTGTCGAAGCATTTTTTCATAGTCTGCCCCTTCCGCGTCACTATTGAAGTCTATGAACTTTAGCTTCTTGTTTTTGAATTTGTCGTTTTCATTGCAGCTATCTAAAAACTGGTAGCCCGCGTTATCAATGATAACCATAACCACATTAAACGAGTCAGTTAAATAATGCATGTAAGCTATGTGGTCTTTAAGGTTGCCACCAGCCACAGCATAACTATGCACGACTGTGGATGTCTTGTTCTCCTCGTTTAATTCCATGATAGTCATAGCAAAATAGTCAGAGCTAGGACTGTTTGAGAACGATGGATCAATTGCGATTATGTATTTAGCACCATCACTTGAAGAAAGCCTAAGAGTCGGTTCTTCCCCATCTGGAATTGTGCATTCATGCATTTTCTTTGCACTGAAATAAGAATCCGACCCGTCAGTGAATTGAGCACAATACTCTCGCTGAAAAGACGAGTTTGAAACACCACCAGTTTGAGCTTCCTCAATAATAGTAGGGTCTACCATCTCTTCAGGCAAAGCTTCATAGCTCATTTGTGATATAAAGTATTTTGCGTCGTGGTGATCTTTATTTTGGATTTTCTCCATCCATTCCTTGTAGGTCTTAAATAGATTTTCGAACGTATAAGACGCAGAGGACAAGGCAATCATCTTCGAGTTGTTTTCAAACACCATTCGGTCTTCCTCTTTCATTGCGCCTTGCTCTATAAGCCCGTTTTCCATTTCTCTGATCTCTAAACGCTCTTTCATGTTTTGAGGCGCGACCAAGAATGGCATCAACACAGTTTTGATAATATCTTCAGGTAAAAGAAGGTACTCATCAAGCACCAACACGTTGGCACGGAAACCACGAATCTTTTCGCCGTTAAGTGGGATCGCCGTGATTGTACCGCCATTGATGCTCCACTCAAATTGATCGTTACGTTTAGACTTTGCGCCAAAACATTGCGACAGAAGCTCTGCCCCTTTCGACTCTACTAGTTTCTCTAGGTTATTGAAAATAAACCTCGCAGTACGAAACGTCGGACCAGCGATCAAGATTTTTGTGCCAGGCTCAAAGATGCATTGAAGGAAACAGAATACCGACGCAATAAAAGTCTTACCACAGCCACGACCCCATACACACATGGAAAAATTACGATTCATCATGCCCTTTAGGGTGGCCTCTTGGTAAGCGGCAAGTTTAATGCCAGAGATAAGCTCGGTGGTAAAACCCAAGTTTGCCCTCAAGAACTTAGCTAAAGAAATCTTAGCTTCTTTATCCTCAAGCTCTCCTTTTAAGGCTAGGAACTGGTCATTTAGGTTGCCGAATTCCTTATCGTATTTTTCTGGGGAGTACCACATTATAGCTTCTTAGTATCGTAGGCTAATTGTAGGTCAACGCTTTTGAACGCGCAGCCAGACGTAAATATTTTCTTGACGGTTTCTGACGCTTGCACTCTACCTTTAACAAATAAAAACTGGATGAAGGGGTAAGTTTGGCCAAGCTTTCTAACGTTATGAAATAAATACTCTGGAGTTACTTTAGTACCCTTTTTGTAAACTTGAGGTAGATAATTAAAAGACAGACACCTACTTAACATCTCTTCCACTAGGATTACGAACCCAGCGTCTGCTTGCTCTGCTCTCTCTATCTCTCGGCAGAATCTGTCATAGCCGCCGCTTAAAGTGCCAATAAAATCACTTACCGATTTTCTTTCGATGTAGCACTTACAAGAGGCTTCTTCATCGCTAAATGCGTAGTCACCAAATTTTAAAGTTCTTACTTCCGTGTCAATACCTTCAAAGCGCAATGGCTTTTTCTCTCGCGTGTCAATATAAATCTTAGCGCCAGATTTGTTTTTGTCTGACCCAGTGATTACCTTCTCGAAGTTGTAATAGTTGCTTTTAAAACCTAACTCAGCGCACAAATCATAATAGTCGCCAAACAGTTCATTATAGCATTGAATAGGCGGTATAAGCAGGGTTCTTAGTTCAACTTGAGTCGGGGCATACTCTAAATTCTTTTTTTCTTTTCTATCGATCAGTAGTTTCTTACAGTAATCTTTTGCTTCTTCTTTGGGTGCTGATTTTATCCATTTTTTTAGATTTGTTCTGGAGTTGAAATCGCAAGCAAAATACTGGTCTTTTGTTTTGAACTTAATGATTGTATCATCGTGCTTGTCGTGCCTTGGGTATTGAGATTGATAATACTCTATGACCCGCATCTTGTGAGCTTTCAAGTGCGCGTGTAACTGCCTATCTGTTTCAAACTCTTTTCCGCAAATTTTACACTTAACCATTTAATACCTCGTCTTCGCTTATACCCATGATACGAGCTTTAATTTCGTCCATAGAAGAAAGTTTTTTGATTTCTTTTTTGACGCCTTTTTTTCGTAGTTCCGCTAAAGCGATAAGTTTACTCCTAGACTCTTCCTCTTTCCACATCTGCACTAAATGTACGACACTTGCGCTCTCCTTGATCTGACTTTTAAGCTTATCGCTTCTCTTTTCCTTTAGGTCTCCAAGAAGTTTATGCTGCCGACCAACACACTGATTATATTCTGTTTGTGCCGCGCTTATAGCCTGAACCAGCCCCATCGCTAATCGCCTACCCTCGCTATCTTCCGCTGCGTTGTCAAGTAATTGCTGCAAACGTTCAGAGCGAGCTTGAATGCTAGACCCGATAACTACTTCGGTAGACAGAACAATGTATTGATCGACCTCTTCTTGAGTTAGGTCTGGTTTATCATTCGTATAACGAACAAAGCTTGATTGAAATAACTCTCTATCCATGTTATTGTCAAACATGCTGGCTTGGTGGATAAATCTCACAGTATTAATGTAACCCGTGAGGGCGTTAACTTCTTTCTTTTGTCGGCCAGTAATTTTTTTCTTTTCTATTTTTTCGTGGATATACTTATTGACCAACTGTAGTGTCTTATCAAATGTCTTAGGCGGGGCGTAAGCTGGGTCTGGTACGATCTCTGTATTTTGACTAACTATGTTTTGAGGCAAGGTCTCGATAAAGTCTACAATTTGCCGCACTCTCCCATCAAGCGGTGTTATGCTATCATCTTTGTACATTACTCTTCCTAAGTAAGTAGGATTCATAGTGCCAACATTATTGGTGATAAACTCTTTATACTCTTCCGTTAGCGGCTCGATTTCTTTGGGGTGATAAACGTGAGACCCGTCTGCATGAATCTCTAACTCTGCTAGGTATGCTTTAAGCTCTCTAGCCTCTTTGCTTCTACCGTCAAGCTCTGGCTTATCTGGGTAAGCTGCCTTGATCAAGTCGGGTAATGAAGGAGCAGGCTCGCCCGCAGACTCTCTTTCTCTCCAGAGGTCTAAAGCTGCTTGATGTCTTTGTTCTTTTGTTAGGTCTGACATACTAAAAAATATCTGCGCCACTCTTTTCTATTTCTTTCTTGACTTTAGTGAGAATAGACTTTTTAATGTTTTTAATTTGCTTATAGCCCGGCTGTCGATTTTTTTCTGAGGTTTTGTAGCCCATTTTTTTAGCCACTTCATCTTCTTCCATATTTTCAATATAAAGCAACTCGTAGACTTGCAATTCGTTGGCTTTAAGAACTGTTTTCATTTTCGCGTGAAGCTTGGTCGCTGCTATTTCAACGTCGAAGAAGTCTCCGCCCATAGAAGAAACTTCTTTCGTATGATTCTCTAAAGACAAAGGCAATTTGGCATCATGTGCTCTTTTTTTTGTTTTTTCCCATTTTGCGAATAAAGGACACTTGCTGTCTTGATCTCCATAAATGTTGCAACCCCCAAAACCTTCAGCAGCAGCACACTTTAAGCAGGGTCTAGTAAAATTACCATAATTGTTTCTGATAAGGTTTTTAATCTGGTTCGAAATGATTCTGTTTACCCAGGGTGTGAGAGGCTGAGACGGATCATACATCTCCCACTTCTTGAATATGTGAAACCTCAGAATCTGAGAGACATCATCAAAATCCATCCAAGCTAAAGCGGTGAGATTCCATTTGTTCCTCCGCTTTTTGATTTCTTGGTCGATTATATCGATGCATTCTTCAAACTGTGGCCTTTTCGGCTTTTTCGGCATTAACGCGATCCTTTTTGCCTGATCGATCCAGCTTCCTGTTGTAATTGCTTGAGAACCTGTTCTGAGCTACTTTTCCCGCCGTCTGCTGGTCTGACGTATGCTTCGTCATCTTCTGTAGCTGTACCAGCAATTTCGCCAAGTTTTACGCCAGAACTCCTACCAACATCAATATCTGCCTCTAAACGTGAAATATTAGGGATTCGCACAGAATCATCAATAATTTCCTCATCTTCGTAAGATTCTTCAACGATTACCTGTTTTTGAGGTTCGGGCGGTTTTACGGGTTGAGTTTTCGCTTTGGCTTCAGAACCGAAGGGAGTGCCACAACTACTGCAAAATTTAGGCTTTTTTGAGCCGTAAGCGGTTGGTGCTCCACAGGACTTGCAATAAATGTTCATAACAAATTATAATTTTTAAAGGTTTTTTTTCTATTTTTAATGTAATTACGTATACACCATGAAAAAGCCTTTTGTATTCAGAACTTATGATGGAAAGATAAGATACGAGGTGATTTTACAGAAACCACCTAAAGCCTACAACGCTGTGGGGCTCTGCTTTGACCCATCAGAAGATGACCCAAAAATCATAGTTAATCCGAACCAAACGGAGAGACAGCTTATGAACACCATGATTCACGAGTTTGCTCACGCATTTTTTTGGGATTCATCAGAAGAAAACGTAACTAAGTTTGGTAACACTGTTACTCGATACCTATATTCTCAGGGGTGGCGTAAAGCCGAAGAACCCCCTAAGAAGAGTAAAGGTAAATAGGTTAAACATACCCACGAACAATGTTCGTGTTACTTGTTATAATTAAAAATATTTAAAAGTAATTAAAAAACCATAGGGTTTCGTTTACTTGCTTTTGGATTGATTTAGCTTTTTGATTAAGAACCTAACAAGTTCAGAACGCATGATATCATCTTCATCAAAAGTAAAGTGATAAATACCGTGTTGCAGGGAGTCTTCGTCAGAATAGATTTGCGCTAGGTTTTCGTAGCCTCCTGTTTTGTCGAACCCTTTAAGGTCTGTTTGCATAGGGTCAGCAAGAATGAAAGCACGACTACCTTCACCCAAACGGGTGAGAACAGTCATTATTTCTTTTTCTGTTGAGTTTTGTGCTTCGTCAAGAATAACGCACTTAGCTTGCCAGTTCATACCCCGCGCAAAGTTTACAGGAAACATAGAGACTCTGTTTTCTTGTTCTAGCTTTTCGGTTTGCTTTCCTGTCAAAAGCTCTGTGAGTTTGTCCAAGAAAGGCATATTGAAAAACTTTAGCTTCTCATCAGCGTTACCCGGCAAATAACCAAGGCTTTTGTCTGATGACTCCACGGCAGACCGTAGATACATAATTTCTTCAATAGATTTGAGATTTAGTAGCTGAAGAGCGCAGTAGGTTGCTAATAAAGTTTTAGATGTACCTGCTGGTCCACTTACGAAGATTATTTTTGTATGCGGATGTAAAGCTACTCTAAAAAAGTCCTTTTGTTTTTCCGTCCAAGGGAATTGGTTTATTTTAATCTGTCTTTTGATTGGGTTTTCGGCAATAAAGCGAGTTTCATCACAGTTGTCTTTTCGGACTTCAGTCGCTAATTCTTTGCCGCCTCGGATTTTGATAGGCTTGTTAGCGCCATCTTTATTTTTCATAGGCTTATTCAGAATTACACATTTCCTTTAGTTTTTGTGTAAAATAATGTATGAGTATGAAACCTACACTCAAAAAGTATGTGCTTCCGTTCGTGTTGCTCCTGCTTATACTGTTCTGCGGTTGCGGGGCTCTGAAGGACGGAACGTTCGTTACAGACGATTCTGGGGCATTTAAAAGGCACTACAAGTCTTGTGGGCCAAATGCTATCGAGAATGCACTCAAAGAATTTTCGCATCTAAATATTACTTACTCTGACATTGAGATAAGTAGGCAAATTCAAAAAAGCGGGAACCTAACAAGGATACTGATGAGTGTCTTTAATGAAGAGGCGATGGAAATTACTTGGCCGCATGAGTTAATTAATTTTCTTACTTCAAAAGGCTTTACCGTTGAAGAAACCGAATTCGATAACTTAAAAGCGGGGGATATAGCTATTATTTTAATCAAGAAGGATTTCTATACGTATCACTGGGTTACATACCCAAGCAAAAGCAAAGATACAATAAAAAACTTTTTCCCGACTTCAACTACAATCGTAAAAACATTGCTAATAAAAAAGAGCCGCGAATTAACACGGCTCTTATAACTTCGGTCATTGCGACCTTGGTTTATTGCTCAGTAGATGCGACCTGAGCAGCTTGACTGGTTGGTCCTTCTGGAGCGGAGTCCATTTGAACCGATTGAATCTGTGTGATGGAATACACAGCGTAGCCAGTCAAGGCAAAGTTAACAGTCATCAGCAGCAAGACAATTCTTGCATAGGTAGTGTTAACAGTAGTCAGTTTTTCGCCAAGACTCTTCTTTTTTACAGTCTTGGACTTTGCTTTTACTCTCTTGCCCTTAAAAGGAGCGTCACTCTTCTTGGTGTTACTCATAGATCAATATCTTAATCATATCTCATAATTTGTCCAATCATTTTGTAAATTTTTTCTATCAAGACTCACTAACCAGTTATATACGCTACCATCTTTATAATTATCTATATTTATGGAGGGTATGTCTTCACCCAAAGCTCTGGATGGCATGTATGTAGTCAAAGCCAATACTTTCTTTCTAGGTAAACAAGATAAAGCAGTATGTATATTCCCCGAAATTACTCCAATAAAAGCAAAACTACCCTGAATCAATGAAATTAAGTTTTCAGCATTGCATGTTACTCCTCTCACGTGAGCATTTATCCAATCAAAGTTTTTATTTTCTGGATTTGTATATTTGTGTTCAAAGTTAGTCTCTATTGGTATTAGCCCCACTTCTATTATTTCGTTCCAGATTTTACGCGCCGTTTCCTCGCGTCCAATCATACCGAAGGCTGATGGCCCCCAAGTGCTAAAAAAATGCACAGGAACTAAACGTGAGGCCATTACGGGTAACGGTTGATGAGGGTTCGGAAGTGGGTCTGTACTGCCCACTTCCTCGATCATGCAATTTTCTGCTTTTGTTATTTCGCCTTCTCTGTTTTGGGTATACGCAATGTAGAATGCAAGATCATAATTATCCGTATTTATGCTTGCTCTGTTTACGTTGATGTATCTCTCGTGTTCTAACAAGAATTTTTCATAACCCATCTCTTTATCGAGAGCGTAAGTGAATTCGATATGTGGATATGTAGTGCAAAGATAATTATATACCCCGCGAAAACCTAGAAAGTCTCCTAAACCATGCAGAAAAGCTAAAAGCACCCTTTTTGGTTTCTGCTCTTCTATATACGAAACCATTTTTTTGTTTGTTTCTAGACAATTGATAATTTCCATATACCCGTCCTGGTTTTTTCTACCTTAACTTATGTATATAACCGCCATTTGTCTAAATGCTTTGGAATGGGGTGGGGGTATTGTTTCGGGGAGAATGATATTTAACACCACCCCCCTAAATTTTTAGCCACAATTAAATTCTACTTTTGAAATAGGGGTGGCCTATGGGGGTGGTAGGGCAGGGCGCGGGTAGGTAAAACGACGAAAACCCTACCCGCACCCCGTGCTTGTTAAGCTGTGAGGTAATCTGACACCTCAGAACCGTTGGCGATGCGCAATTTACGCGCCTGGGGATACTGATAGTCAGTCTTGTGGACGTAGGTCACAACGCGCTGATCACTGATGCGACCAACAACACGTTCTACTCTGTCGCTCTCCTCGTTGTAGTACAACGAACCGTTCTTTACTTCTTTCATCTTCATAGTTTGTTTTCCTTTACTGTCTCTAGTATGCCTGAACCTTGTAACCAATGCAACATTAAACTTCGTAGTCAGGAGGAAACTCGTCCTCAAAGAATGTCAGCGCGTCATCATTGCTGTGAATCACGCGCACGTTAGCCATCACATCCATAACCTTGAAGCTCTCAAGCGTGCCGC